AGCGCAAGGAGCTCGAGGCCGGCGTCAAGAACTTCGTCGAGGGGCTGGCCGGCAAGCTGCTCCCGAAGCACAAGCGGGCGGTCACCGAGATCCTGATGTCCCTGCAGGACGGTGGCCTGGAGATCAACTTCTCGGAAGGCCCGGAAAAGAAGCCGGCCGCGCAGCTGATGCGCGACTTCCTGGAGGAGCCGCCCGTGCAGATCCCGCTCAAGGAAGTCGGAGCCGGGGAGAAGGTGGACGCCGGCGCCCCGGGAGAGTTCGCCGATGTGGAGACGGATCCGGAGCGCCTCGAGCTGCACAACAAGGCGAAGGCTCTGGAAGCGAAGGGAAAAATTCCCTATGCCGACGCCGTGCGCCGGCTCACCAAAGGAGGTAAATAATGGGAAGAGCATCTGAACTGAGGGTCGTAGACCCTGTTTTGACGAACCTGGCGTGGGGATACAAGAACGCCGCCATGGTGGCGAGCGCCCTGTTCCCCAGGGTGGGCGTGGACAAGGAAGGGCTGAAGGTTCCCATCTTCGGCACGGAAGCGTTCAAGGAGTACAACACGCTCCGCGCTCTGCGCGCGAACTCCAACCTCATACCCGTCGGTACCCGTACGACCTCCGCGGTCGTCCTCGATGAGCACGACCTGGGCTATCCGATCGACCGTCGCGAAAAATCGGACTCGCCGTTCGACGAGCAGAAGATCGGCCTGAAAATGGTCCAGGACGCCATGGCTTTGCGCCATGAGATCGCCGCCGCCGCCATCGCCTGCGCCGCCGGCAGCTACGAATCTTCCAACAAGGCCACGCTCACCAGCACCGACCAGTTTACGCACTCGAGCTCGACCCCGATCGTCACCATCGAAGAAGCCAAGACGGCGATCAAGACGTCGATCGGCATCGCCCCCAACACCATGATCATGGGCGGCGCGGTCTACGATTGCCTGGCCCAGCACTCGACCCTGCTGGAAAGGATCAAGTACAGCCAGCTCGGCGTGGTCTCCCTGGACCTGATGAAGACCATCTTCGGGATCGACAACATCCTGGTCGGCGACGCCATCAAGTCGACCGACGCCGGCGTCCTGTCCAAGGTCTGGAGCGACTTCCTCGTCCTGGCTTACGTTCCCCAGAACCCGGAGAGCATGTTCGAGCCTTCCTACGGCTACGACTTCTTCAAGAAAGGCTACCCCCAGGTCGACACCTACGAGACCCAGGGCGGCAAGGTCGAAGTCGTTCGCAATACCGACATCCACAAGCCGGTGTTGGTGAGCGCCGCGGCCGGCTTCCTGTTCAGCGACTGTCTGGGCTAAGGAGAGAGCGTGGCCGACAAAAAGAAGTTTATCGTGACGGACGGCCCCATCCACGGCGACCATCAACGCTATCTGAATGGGGATGTGATCGAGCTGGAGCCTAAAGACTCCAAGCGGCTCCTGGCCGAGAAGAAGGTGGAGCCGTTCAAGAAAAGCAAGGAGGAATAAAGTGAAAACCTGCAACGACGGACCCATCATTTCCATCACCGCCGCGGCCGCCCTGGTGGCCCGGCGCTTCATCGGCTTCACCGGCGACCTGTGCGGTGCCGCGGCCAAGGCCCTGGGCGTCTCGGAGCTGGCCACGGCCATCACCGAGCAGTGCCCGGTGCGGATCTCCGGCATCGCCGTGGTCGAATCCGGCGGCATCCTGGCCATCGGAGACCGCGTGGTTTCCGACTCCACCGGCCGCGCCGTAAAAGCCGGCACCTTCGCCGCGGCCGCCCCGGCGATCACCTACGACGCCACCAAGGTCACCATCGGCGCCGACAAGCTGACGATCGACTCGGGCGCCACGCCCATGACCAGCTCGGCCGCCAACGGCGACGTGGTTACCGCGGCCGCCGACGCGATCGCGATCGCGGCCGGCGCGGTTGTCCCGGCTGCCCCGGTCCTCTCGGGCAGCGTGCTGCCGCAGGCCATCAACGGCACCGTGCTCGACGTCGCCGGCGGCGCCGGCGAGTTCGTTCGCGTCCTGCTGGCCGCCTAGGCTGCAGGGAAGATGTGAAAGGCGGGAGGGCTGCTCCCGGAGCGGCCCTCCCTTTTTGAAACAAGGAGAACATGGGCTACTGCACGATCGCTGACCTGGTCGAGGCGTTCACCGCCAAGGCGCTCATTCAGCTCACCGACGATGCCGGCGTCGGCACCTATGATTCCGACATCCTGAACGCCGAGATCGCCAACGGCGCCGAGGAGATCGACTCCTACTGCCTGGACCGCTATGGCGACAGCATGCCCTTTGCCACCGCCCCCGGGATCCTGAAATCGATCAACGTGGACATAGCCATCTACCGCATCCACAAGCGCCGGGGCCGTATCACCGCCAACATCCTGGACGCATACGAGAAGGCGGTCAAGAAGCTCGAGGGGATCTCCAAGGGATTGATCTCCCTGGGGATTGTCGGCGTGGTCGTGACCCAGGACGACGACGCCGTCACTTTTACCGACAAGACTCCGGAAGATCGGAAGTTTCGCGACCCGGAAGGCTACTGATGAAGGTCACCGCCAGCGTCAATCTCGACAACCTGATGAGCGTCGAGGACCGCATGAAACACCTGCAGCATTTTTACGAGGCCGCCGGCGAGATCCTGGTCGGCTCGATCGTGAAGAACTTCGAGGAGCAGGGCCGTCCCAACAGGTGGAAGCCGCTCAGCGCCGCGACCGTGATGGGCGGCGCCGGCTATGGCGGCCAACGCATGACCCGGCGTGGCCAGGTGACCAAGGGGTTCGAGCGCCACCTGCAGGGCAAGCAGATCCTGATCACTCGTGGCATGCTCCGAAACTCCATCAAGAAAGAAGCCACGTCCGAGCACGCGGTCGCCGGCTCCAACCTGCAGTATGCCGCCATCCACAACTTCGGCGGCGAAGCGGGGCGCAAGAGCGCCCGGGTACTCATCCCGGCCAGGCCTTTTGTCATGGCCCAGCCGGAAGACCATGCGCGCATGAACGAGGCGCTGAGGCGCTGGGTGACGGTGGGCGCATGAAGACTCTTTTAACCAGCATTCAGACCCTTTTAAAAGCCGAATTAACCTACGTTAAAACGGTCGATATCGTCCCGGATTTCCTGGTGTTCTCCGAGGCCGCGCCGTTCCCGATGATCTGCCTACTGGACAACGGCGACGATGTCTCGGGCAAGGAAAAGGGCGCCGGCCTGTACAGGTTGAAGGTGAGCATCGGCATCTACCAGGCGATCGCTTCGGCCGACGATGCCTCGGTCATTGGCTCGGGCAGCGAAAAGGGCCTGCTGGATATCGCGGCCGACGTCTGGAACGAATTGAAGAACGTGGATTTCAGTGGGGCCTACATCGTCCCGGTTTACATCCGGAGTTCGAAAACGCAGGCGATCGAGCGCGAGAATTACGCCGGCTTCGTCGCCTTCAAGTCCATAGATCTCGAATACACCAAGGAAGTCGCGGAGGAAACATGATCGTCATGAAGTTCATCAAGAAGATCCCGGCGAGCATCTTCGGCGTCGGCGGTCCATATCAGCCCGGGCAGGAAGTATCTCTGCCCGACGAGGTGGCCAAGGGGCTGATCGCCACCAAGGATGCCGACTGGGAGCAGCTCCCGGCCAGGTCAAGCAATTCCCATGAGGGCTCGCCCCATAGCGGGTCAGGTTCTTCGAATAAAAGGAGGTAACGAATATGGTCATAGCAATCGGAAAAAATCAGGCGATCTGGATCAAGGCGCAGTCTTCCAAGGGGACCCCGGCGTGGCCGGCGGCGACCGACGCTGTGCGCATCACGGGCGACGGCAAGTTCGTCCAGGACCGCAGTTTTTACAAGGACAAGCAGAAGGTCCTCTCCCTGGGAGAACTGGGCCGCCTGCCCGGGCTCTACAACGCCGGAGAGTTTGCCTTCCCCTGCTACCTCAAGGCTTCCGGCAGCCTGGGCGTGGCTCCCGTCCCGGGCCTCATGCTCAAGTCCCTGATGGGCAAGGAAACGGTCACCGGCAGCACCAGCGTCGTCTACAGCCTGTACACGATCGACGACACCCCGGTCTACCTGACCATCCTGGTCAAGGACAACTTCGAGACCATGCTGGTTTACGACCTGGTCGTGACCAAGGGGTCGTTCCATATCGTCGCCGCCAACAGCGATGACGCGATCGTCGAGGGCAACTTCTCCGGCAATTTCCTGTCCAGCCTGGTCGCCGGCACCGATGTGACCGCGGCCCTGGCGGCCGAAGACGCCACGTCGATCGTGGTCGCCGACGCGCGCAAGTTCGAGGTCGGACAGAAGATCATCGTCGGCACGAGCGGCGTGACCTCCGGCCATCTGATCGAAACCGTGACCATCGCCACCAACACCCTGACCATCGCCGCCGGCGGGCTAGAGAGCGAGCAGGCCTCGGGGGTCGTGGTTAAGGGCTGGACGCCGGCGGTCACCGTCTCGGGAAACCTGATGCACGGCCGCTTCGGCAAGTACCAGGAGAAGATCGGCGAAGGGGCCTATGCCGACGTGCTGATCACCGACGCCACCCTGGACATCGACAACGGCTGGAAAATCCTCAACGACGAG